GTCACATTATTATGCTTGATTTCACAAGATTGGTGTTCAATTGCGTGTGTAAATGTTGATACAAAAAAGAGCAATAATGCTCCCATTGCTTTAATAGTTTTCATTATTGCCCCCTAAAGTTATTTAAGTAATTTAAATTTTTCTTTTGATAATGGACTTAAATTATCCCAAACAATACCGCCATTGTTTGCAATTACTTTTAACTTGTCTTTGTTCTTATTCAAGAACTCTTTACCATCTTCTTTTACTTCATAATCTTTAGCACAGTTTTCAGGTTCAAAACCATCCCACTCTGGTAATAAATTATATTTAAAGAAATCATAGAAATCTTGGTTATTTTCTTTTTCTAAACCAGATACTTTATATACTTTGCTACCCTTCCAAATAATAGCATAAATTTTCTTATCTACTTCAACTACTTGAAATTTTTCTTTGACTTTATCAAATCTAAACCCCTCAGAAATAACTCCGCCACGAATTTTAATATCTTCAATAGCTTTTTCTAGGCGTTCATTTAATTGACCTAGTTTAGATTGTTTTTTATCTTTACTTTCGTTAATTTTTTGTTTTAATTCTGTTGCTTTAGACATAATTCTTTACCTTTATTCTAATTCTTTTTCTAGTTTTTTTCTAGCAATCGATCTTGCTAACAAACCTAGCGTATTTTGTGGTGTATAGCTTTCTAATTTTTCTACACTTTCTACTTGAACAAATTCAAAAGTTCGACCGTTTACTCTTGTAAAATAAACACCTACTACTTCACCATAACTTGCTTTTCCTAATTTACCAATTTTCCCTTTGCCTGGCCAATCAGCAAAATCATTAGTACCTATCAAGTAAGCATTTTTTCCTTTATCTTGGATAATACATACTGAATCTTGTTCATATCTAATACCCAAGTTTTCAATCTGTTTTACAAATTTTGGATTATCTTTTGCATTTACTACAAAATAAGAGTCTTCGGCTGATTTATAGCGAACACCATCAATAATTTCTTCGTATTGACCCCTAACTTTAGTTACTTCAAAACCTAATGTCTGAAGTTCTCTTAACATTTTAGCTGACCTTGCTTTGTTTTCATCTTTAGTCATTCTATTTTTGCCAATTGGTTCATATTTACCATTTTTAGCAGTTCTGAACGCTGAAATTAAAGCACAGTCATGTTCTTGAGTTTTTGACCAAACCCTAGATAGTGAACTTTCTACTAATTGTTTTTGTAGTTTTTCTTGGATCTTTTTAGCTTTACTTGTCATATTTATTTATCCTTAGCTAGTGCTTTGTCTAGCTGTCTTTCCCAACCATCTTTTACAGTTGCTGGTACATAATCCATAATTTTCTTCAAGAACCTACTTTCAATATCATCTAAATCTTTTGGAACTTCACCAACTTCTTTTACTACAACATAATCCGCTGACTTGACATAGAAAGGTTTAGTTTCTTTACCAAAGATATTAGTTTTCTTATCACCTGAAACAACAACACTATCTACTTTTGCTTTGTTGAATGCAAAGATAAATTTACCATCCATAATAGCTCTTAAGTTACGTGCTGGATGTAGCAATGCCAAAATTGTATTAGCTACGCCTTCATGTGTCATTGATAAGATTTCTTGTGATACAGTTCTTGACCTTGTAGCATTTTGAGCAATAGCTACTTCTACATCATTTACAACCCACACTACGTGAATTTTTAATGGGTCATAACCAAGACTTTTCACTTGCTCAGATATTTTACCTAATTTATCAGGACTTTTCAAGGTCACATCAAAAATTAAATTAGGTTTTCTATCTGGGTGTGCCATAACAATAGAATCAAACATTGTTGATTTAACTTTCTTATCTAAACCAGCCTTATCAATCGCACCGTGTAAAGTTGAAACATCTTTAGGGTTTTTTAAGTCTAATTTACTAATATCAATTCCTTGTTCTTTTTTGACAACAGATTGAATATAGTCATTAGTTAATGCAAGTTCTTTTAATCTATCAACATCAAATACTTTTCCTTGAATATCTAATAGGTTTTTAAGTACAAATCCCTTGCCTGAACCTGCCCCGCCAGCCAAAATAACTACATTACCAAACTTATTATCTTTAAAAGTAATAAGCACCTCTTGTAATAGTCTAGCTCTAGCATCACCTAAATTAGATTCAAATAGGTTTTATCATTTGATCCTTTTAGCTTTTCTTGTAATTGTTTTGCTAAAGTCATAATAACACCTTATCTAAATGCTTTCAAGACTACTTGTTTATTCACTACATTATAAAACATTTCGCCTTTCTTTGAAATAACTTGGATAGCACTAACACCATTAAAATCACCACCAATTGTAACAGTTTCATCGTCAGCACCTAATACTAAATATCCTTCAACTTCGTTTTTGTTTTGGTCTAAAGAATTTTTGCCAACTCTACCTTTATTTAAAGAATATAAAATACTCCAATCAGCACTATGTCTTTCAATTTTTTCGTGCATTGTTTTAAATTTCTCTTGTAATTCTCTAGCTTTACTCATCTCATTACTCCCCCAATTAGCTTAATTTAACAAATTTATTCTTATATTCGTCACCAAAAACGAAAGTAATACCGTAAGTTTGATCAAAAATATCTCTATAAGAGTCAGTACGATTATATCCGTCTTTTAGTGCCTCAACAACTAACTTAGCTATTTTTTCAGCAGTTTTAGATTTAGGATTAAGTGTATCTTTTAAATCATCTAAGCGTTTAGCAATATCATTTTTTAAATCTCCTCCAACTGGATTAAATTGTAATTTGAATTGCTTTGTCATAACTTTTTTATCTAAATCTAAATCTTCTTGCCTTAATGGGTGAATATCCCATTTCCTACTTCCAATTATTACTTCTTTTCTATATTGTTCAGGTGTAGAATATGCTAAATCTTGAGCATCTTTAACAGGTAGTGTGTTTACAGTAACTACAAAACCGTACCAAGGACTAACTGAATAAGTAGCTTTCCACCCAGACGGTAAATTCTTTTTAAATAGCTCTTTCAATTTAATGCTATCTTCCTTTGATACATATAGTTCATTGAGAGGTTTTAATCTTTCCAAGATACTTTTTGCTTTTGTTGTGTCAGGCTTTCTAGTTAAGCTTTCTTTAACTTTTAATACTTTACTCATACGCCCACCCTTATGATAATTTTACAGGTTTATTATAATCACCAAATCTTAACAGCACTGAGAAAGATTGGTCAAAGTAGTCAGATTGTGAGTCTGAATTGTTATAACCTGTTTTCATAGCTTCAACTAAAGTTTCAGCTAATTTTTTAACAGCTTGACTATCTGTTTTCATGTAGTGGGATAATTCTTCAAGTCTAACTTTAAAATTGTTTGATTTAGGATCTTTTGTTGGGTTTACATGAATTTCAAAATCCTTAGTAAAAACTTTTTTATCTTCATCAATAGCATCGAAAGAAACCACATCATACTTATATACATTTTCTGATTTACGACCGTTCTTTTTAGTGTATTCTTCATAGTTTTCGTATGCCATAGCTTTAATATCTTTCATTGGGATTGTATTAATTTTAACTACAAAATCACCATAACTACCACTTGCTGATAATGTTGCTTTCCAACCGTTAGGCATACCTTTTCTAAATACTTCCTTTAATCTTTCTACTTCTTTTGGGCTAACATAACCTTCACTAACTTTATTTAAGTTTTCTAAAATTGCCTTAGCTTTAGTTACTTCAGGTTTTTTGTTTAATTTTTCTTTTAATTGTACTACTTTTGACATTTAATTTTCCTCTAATATATTGCAATATACCCTTCATTTTCTTTTTGTAAGTTATTTATGTTTATGGATAAACTGATCTAAGAAGTTCAACGTGTGGTAAATCACGAAATTTCTCGTCTTTCCAATCACCATTCATATTCCAGTCACCACCCCAACGTAAGGCAATGCCTAATTCCTTACCAGCTTGCAAGAAACATTTTGCTACTGTAATAAATGGTTCTACGTTATTCCAATCTACAGGTAAAGGTACAAAATCTACAGCATGACCTGTAATGTGTCTAGAGTTCATGGTTTTACTTAAACCCTTAGCCACTAATTCTTTTTGTCTTGCTACAGTTCTTAATCCTTCTGTAATGGTAAAATCAATTGGAGATAACTCCAACGCACGATACACTACTTTCACAAGGTCAGGGTGTACGCCACGCAAATTATCTAAAGATCGTTTTCCAAATTTAAAATTACTTGCCATAATTTTTAATCCTATATTGTTATTCATTCTTCAACTTAGGATCATTTTCTTTTATAACCTATCTAAATCACTGCCTATTGCATTAAAAATTTAAGCTATAACTTTGTATTGCTTAAACTAAAAATCGCTTGTATGGGCTTTATATTAACGATTTTAGCTATTGTTTAACCCATTTGAGCAACAACTTGATTGTATCTCTACTAAATTTGCTAGGGCTTCTTTTTACAAGGTTGCTAACAATACTTTCAAGCGTATCATCACTATCTTGTACAAATTCACTATCAATCACTTTGTTTTTATCAGATACCAAACTGACTACAGAGACATCTTGTGTAGTTTTAATCGCATATTTCCTATCTACTGACCAAAAACTTATT